AGATCATAGTGGGTGTGGGTAGTAATATTTATTGTCATGTACTAAATTTGATTCATCGACGAAATCGTTCCACGACATGTCTTTTCCGTCAACTTTTATAAAATTAGTGTAGTACACAAGCTCGTTGCAAAGTTTTTCAGCCTTTGCTTCAAGTGACTTCATGACGTCTGCGTTCACGCCCTTGGAGTGCTTCTTTAACTCGTAAAGTGCTCTATCGTACCCAAGAGGGCAAAAAGAGGAAGGAAGCATTTTGGTTGCAACGAAACCGTGTGGGAAAGTAGTTTCTATATCGAAGTCAACCCCGAAAAAAGTTTTAAATGTCTCGCTATTTAGTTGTATGAAATAGGGTATTTGAACTACCTTACGGCCCAATTTTTTTGATAAATCCTCTTTAGTATAGTCTCGGAATATAACGGACGGATCACGATAGTGAGAGTCCCCATTAAATTCAACTGAGTAAGTAATTCCGTCTTTGCGAACTTCGTAATCGTGGCGCATACGAGTTCCAGATACCAAAGGCTGCGCGGTTACGTTTTCAGCGCCTGCCCACGCGCGAAGTATATCTCCCAGGGGTTTTTCGGTTAGGTAGGTAGTCATACTGTACATTTTCATATCTCCAAATTAAGTAATTGATAGATAGTTTATCACTTATAAAAAGAAATGTCAACACTTTTGTTAAACAAAAGTAATGACACAGGTATCCATACTAAAATAATCCGATTAATAGATTATTAAAAAATAAATTTGACATTAATCTGGATATGTGTTATATCTAGGTTATGTTCAATCGCATTTTGCGAGCGAAATAGTTGTACCATTGTAATATACAATAGCAACAAATTGACGCGATGTCAATAATTATTCCCATTAAGACGGAAACCAATTTTATGTCCAGAGACTATGCTAAAGAGGATTCTGAGTTAGACGCGGAGTTAGCGGCGATGTACGCCAAAGGCGAAGAAAGTCAACAAAAAGAACCCGAAGCGGAATCCCCTGCTGAAGCAGGTACAGAATCCGAGCAAACAGAAGAACCAGAACAACAAGCTGCCGAAGAACCTACCGAAGAGGAAGGTACCCTTAACGATGCTGACCCGATAAAAGAAGAGCAAGCAGAAGCAACTGTTCCTGAATCAAGATACAAGGAAGCTGTTAAGGCGATGAATGTCGCACAGGCTACCTTAGCGGATTTGAGGAAGCAGGACGTGGCACGCGATAGCTTACTACGTGATTTACAAGATCAAGTCAAACAACTTCAAGAAGTTAAAGTCGAAAAAGCTAAGGAAGAGGAAGCAACTCCCGCTGACGCGGAAGATGACCTAGCCGAAGCGAAAGAACTTTATCCTGAAGTAATTGGCCCATTACTTAAAAGAATCAATGACTTACAAAAGAAACTTTCTAAAGTTGACGATTCTGTAACTACTGTAAAGACCGTAGCTGACAGATACCAAAAAAACGAAGCAAAATCAGCAGAGGACAAGCATTGGGAGCACATTAAAAACGCGCACCCTGACCTCAACGATGTAGTTAATTCTCCTGAGTATGCCGATTGGTTTCCGCAACAAGCCCCGATGATACAAGATGCGTTGAAGCAAGGAACTGCACGAGATGTAGTTGCCGCATTAAACTTATACCGGTCAGAGCATCCCAAAAGTGTGGATGTACCCGTAGAAGCGGTAAAAGAAGCGCCCGCTGTAGTCAAGCCTGTAAGTAAGTTAGCAGAAGCGAAAAAAGCCTCTTCACCAGTTGTTAAAAGCAGCACAAAACCAGAAGAAAAACAAGCATACACCCAGGCTCAAATAGCCAAGATGTCGCGTGAAGAATTTACCAAGAACGAAGCAGCGATAGACGAGGCAATGGCCAGGGGTGAAATCAAATAAAAATACAAGGCGCGTCGAGATGACGCCCCACTCCTATAAGGAAACGCAGTCATGCCAACATCAGTAGCACGCACAGGTTCTAACCTAGCAAACGGAAATTTTTTGCCCCAAATTTGGGCAAAGAAGATTAACAATAAATTTTATGCTCAAACTTGCTTAGCCGACATCACTAATAATGATTACGAAGGCGAAATCAAAGGCCAAGGCGCAAGCGTATTAATCCGCAACCGTCCTACCATTACAATTGGTGACTGGAGCGTTAACGGCACCATATCTTACCAAGACATCGTTGATGAAAAAGTTGAACTTTTAATCGACAAAGCAAAATCGTTCGCGTTCAAGATGGACGACGTTGATGCTGCCCAAGCGGACATCAAAGTTTTAAATGAATTAACAATTGACGCAGCCTATCAAATGAAAATCGCTATCGATACTGACGTATTGGGCGCGGTATATTCTGACGCAGGAAGCTCATTAGCTTCAATGACAATGGATAAAACCAACGTTTTAGATTGGATTATTGATGCTGAAGTAAAAATGGAAGAAGCCAACCTGCCAACTGAAGGCCGTTGGTTAGTTATTCCTCCTAAAGCAGCTGGCTATATCCAAAAATCTGATTTGAAAAATGCTTCATTATCAGGCGATGCCACTTCAATCATCCGTGGCAACTTAAACAATGGCCGTTTAGGTACTATCGGTGGTATTACCATCTATGTATCAAACAACCTTTCACACTCCGGAACAACTTATCAATGCGTTGCTGGTCATAAATCAGCTATAACATTTGCATCACAAGTTGTAAAAGTTGAAACTTTACGTCTGCAAACCACATTTGGCGATGCCGTCCGTGGTCTGAACGTATATGGCTTTAAGGTTATTCTGCCATCTGGTCTCATAGTGATGCCTGCTGTAATTGCGTAACAAACAGTTAGGGGGTGGCTAACTGCCGCCCCTTACATAACATTTATCAGGAATCACGACCATGGCAATTTTTGAAGTATTACCAGTTGGAAAACTGGAAGTAGAAGGCGGGGGTAGCGCGGGCGGTGTCCGTGTAGCAACCGCTGGTGTAGCTTTACTACACAAAATAACAGGGCCTTTAGTCCAAACAACAATCACATTAAGCGACGTAGCGCAGGCTGTCGTTAACGGTACTGAATATCAAAGCACCTTACTTTATACTTTCCCTAAAGGACGTATTCAAGTACTAGGTACTGTAGCTACCGTTGCGCAAAAAACCACAAGCGCTTTAGCAAGCACGTTAAACGCAGGTTCAACCGGCGCTTTGGCTATAGGTTCAGCAGCAGCCACAAACGTTTCGTTGACCAGCACTATGGTCAACCTATTACCTTCAACTGCTTTCACTTCTTCCGCGACTATCAATGTAGCGGGTACGGCAGTAAGTGGGGCTTTAGGAGCTACCGCTCATCTTGATGGCACCACTACAGCCATCACAGTATACCTTAATACTGCGTTTGCAACAACAGGAGATGTAGATGCGGACGCAACGCAAACTTTATCTGGCACCGTTAAGATAACTTGGATTAACTTAGGCGTTTATTAAAGCGCATAGTTAAACCACTCGACCAAGTGGGCATCCTAGGGTGCCTGCTGCCTTGCTTAAATATTAATACACCACAACGGGCAACTAATTATGACAGACATAAAAGATTTAGATAAAGACCAGCTCGCTGAACTCGTTATGAAAGAGTTTAACGTCGAATTGGATTTACGTAAAAATCTTGGACAATTAAGAGCAGAAGTCGTCAAACTGCAAAGCAAAGCTAAAGTAGCGGTAGCCGATGAACCGGCCGCTGCTGCTCCTTTTAAGCCTACCCATATTCTCAACCGAAACAACGGCATGTGGTTTCCTTGGACAGAAATTCTGTACAAGCACTTAACCAACGCTATTCCCTGCGACGAAAATGGCAAACCGGTATAAGCAATGACTATTACAGCGTTAATCGCGGAAGCGCGTAGAGACTTGTTAAATGACTACATCGAGCCATATCGATGGTCGGACGAACAACTTACACGTTTCGCCAATGAAGCTGTAACAGAGGCGTGCAACCGGATAGAACTAATACACAAAACACGGACGGTAGCGGTAGTTGCAGGGACTGCACAATACACCATAGATCAGTATGTACAGAAAATTTTCTACGCTAACCTGGCTTTAGCAACCGAGCCGCTTACGCAAGTAACCGCTGCCTCGCTGGACATTTTTAGTGGATACGGATGGAGAAACCGTACCGGAGCGCCAAGGAACTACATCCGTGAAGGACGAACGCTCACTTTATTTCCAAAGCCTGTCGTTAACGATACACTGACATTTAAGTGCACCAGTATCCCAGACGATACTTTTGACATCGACGTGGACATAGAAGCAGCAGACCAAAAGGGGCTTATCTATTGGATAGCCTATAAAGCGTTTTTGTTTCCAGACCCTAGCACTTTTAACAGCCTGAAGGCTATAGATTACTTCTCGATATTCAATTCAATTTACGGGAACCCAAAATCAACTAAATACCTTCACGCAATTCAAAATAACCCGATGTATGGGACAATAATTGGCGGGAGGATGTGTTAGTGGATATGCAAACGCTTATCAATATTGCTGCTGCGCTATTCGGTGCAACGGGGGGCGCTATTATCAAAGCGCTGTGGGACGGAATAACAGAACTCAGGGATTCCGATAAACGGCTGGTGGATAGGATGCACGGCATAGAAACTCTAGTCGCTGGAACCTATATAAAAAGGGAAGAGTTCAACAGGGGTATGGATATGCTCTTAGCAAAACTGGATTTGATCGACAGGAATCTTATTGTTAGGTTCGACGGGTTAGCCACCAAGCTTGAAACGAAGATGGATCGTGGGGACTGCCGGGAGATGCACGCACGTTATAAAGAAGGCTTAACTGAAAGAAAAAATGGATAACCTAATCAATTTTACTAACGCAATTTGCGCTAGTAAGCAACGAAGATATCCGGCGCTATGAAACGAGTAATTCGGGAGTTTATGCCTCCCGCTGCAAAGCAGACTACTATTACCCCTTTAATGGTAAATGCAACAGCGGTGCGATATAACGGTAAATTTTACGTTGATTACTTGACGGATGATACCGTTGGCGTTCCCACCGACGCATATTACGTAGGGGAAATAGCGAATGATGGCTCGGTAACTGACATTATTGGCGATGCAAGCCAATTCCCCCATTCTTTTTCATTGCAGTCTAATCAAATACCAGCAGGAGAAAATCTCTCCGTTATCACGATATCCCCTAGGCAGGCAAGGCTCGCGCTTCAGCAAAGCGGGCTACTTGATTCTATAGACGCATTAGTGGCTACACAACCACGAGAAGTACGTATACAATGGGAATATGCTACGGAAATAAACCGGTGTGATCTTTTAGTGTGTACGGTATTGACAGCGCTTGGACTAACTTCCGAACAAATAGACGCCCTCTTCAACCTCGCTTCAGCTTTTTAAAGCCCCCATCTGGCACAAAGAACTTGCAATTATACACAAATTGTGGTATAGTGCAGCGATATAGTTATAATATGCCCTCTACAAACTAATACTAAGGCTTTTAAATGACGCTTGTGCTCACCGACAGAACCAGAGAAATAACTACTACCACAGGTACCGGAACCGTTGTTTTAGGTGGCGCTGTTTACGGGTTCCAGTCATTCGCTGGGATAGGAAACGGCAATACCACTTTTTACGGGATAGTCGGGCGCGATACCAGCGAATGGGAAATAGGCGTAGGAACATACGCTTCCGCTGGCACTACGTTGGCTAGGACAACGGTGCTGTCATCCAGCGCTGGTGGAACGACGCACGTTACATTTTCAGCTGGGACAAAGGATGTTTTTTGCACGAATCCAGCTGCTATGGAACTCGTTTTACCAAACGCCAGGGCAATATACGGAAATAGTTTTGACGGAAGTGCTGATTTAACGCAGGTAATCTTGTCAACATACGGTGGAACTAGCAATGGCTTTACAAAGTTTATGGGGCCTACCACGACAGAAAAAGCATTTACGCTTCCAAACGCGAATGCAACCTTACTGTATGACGGGGGATCTCTAGGTACTCCATCCGCTGGATCGTTAGCTAACTGCACGGGGCTACCCTATTCGGGGCTTGCTGCTAACGTAGTGGGCACAGGCGCTGCTTTTTCTGTAACACGGGCGTCCCAATCTGCCAGTAACAACACAGATACTACGGTGCTTTTTAACTCGTTTGTGTTCGACACTAATACGTTTTATACGGCGTCTACCGGTAAATTTCAGCCTACTATACCGGGATTTTACCAGTTTAACACTTCTCTTTCGTTAGTAGCGAGCGGAATTTCGCTAGCCTCTTGCCAGATAAGGTTAAATAACTCTGCTGTTGCAACGCATACCATAGGGGTAACATATAACGCGCAACCTTATTTATCTAATTCAGCCCTTATACAGCTTAATGGAAGTTCGGATTATGTTACCGTTGTGGGATATATAACGGGATCTTCTGGCTGGCTAGTAGGTGGTTCTTTCAGCGGCTTTTTAGTAAGGGGGGTATAGCATGGCGTCAAGCACAAATGCAAAAGAACTTATAGACGCGGTATCCTGTTTACTCGAAGACGTGGGCGCCATAACTTGGGGAGAGTCAGAGCTGATAGAGTGGCTAAATCTATCTCAGGTGGAAATAGTGAATCTATCTCCTAGCGCAAATGTTAAAAACTTAGCGGTAAAGCTTATATCGGGAGTGAAGCAAGCGTTACCAGCCGACGGTATCCTGCTCCTTGACATACCATATAACTACAAAGCTAATGGCACGCATATCAGTAGCACGATAAATGCTGTCCCAAAAGATATTATGAACAAGCGCCTACCTGGGTGGGTAACAGCCGCACCAAGCCAAACGGTAAAGCATTTTGTTTATACGCCAAGTGATCCCAAGATATTCTACGTATACCCAGCACAGCCAACGTTGACAACCTATGTCGAATTGGTATATTCAGCGTATCCAGAGTATGTACCTAATACTGAGATCGGGACAAAGATAACGATACCCGACCATTATAAAAACATTTTACTGAATATGATAATGGCGAAGGCGTTATCGAAAGATGGAGAATTTGGCAATAACTTAATGAAAGCCAAGGAATATCGACTGCTAGCAGAGCAAGAACTGGGCATATCTTCACAACCAAGCCAATCTCAATCTCAGGCGCAACAACCGCAACCCCAAAAATAACTAGACGTGAACGCCGGGAGGCGTACTTCAAATGGCGAACACAGCATTTTCAGATTACACAGAAGCGAATATAGTCAAGCACATATTCCGGTCGGGCACCTGGACGAAAACAGCGAATTTATACTTCGGACTGCTGACGGCGGCACCGAGCGATACCGGGGGAGGAACAGAAGTAACGGGGGGAAACTATGCCCGCGTCGGGAAAACCCCTGTAGATTCTAATTTTTCAGTTACGGCTGGAGTCGCCACAAACTTGGTGTACATCACGTTTCCTGTACCAAATGCCTCCTGGGGAACCGTAACGCACATCGGCGTGTACGATGCGTCATCAGGTGGTAATTTATTACTATGGTCAGACCTTGCCGCTCCGAAGGCGGTAGGAGCCAGTGACCCAGCTCCATTTTTTGCGCCAGGTTCTTACGTGTGTACTTATAACAGTACCAGTACGGAGCTTGCCACTCAGGTTCTTTCATTCATATTTAAAACCCTAGCTACCTGGACTAAGCCCTCTACTTTATATTTTGACTTTTATACTAACGCGCCATCAAATATAGGGGGAGGAACTAAAGCTACAGGGGGATCGTATTCCGCCGTGTCTATCACTCCAGTCGACGCAAATTTTACGCAAACGGTTAACGGATCAAATGGGACTACATCAATCGCCAATACAGCTGACATAGTATTTCCTGCACCAACAGCAGATTGGGGAATCGTAACGGCATTAGGAATTAGCACCAGCGCTGGCATGTACATAGGATACGCTACTTTTGCCGCACGTACCATTAACAATGGTGATGCTGCACCTGTAATTACAGTAGGTAACTTCACTTGGGCCGTCAACTAAGGAACGGGTAACGACATAAAGGTAACGACAGCACATGTTTGGAGCAAATCCCTTTGGCGTAGCGCCGTTTGGTGACGTAGGCAATAGAGATACGTTATTAACGGTTAATATGTCGGTAACGGATGCGCTAGACGCAAACCTTACCACGGCTATACTATTTAATTCGTCTGCTAGTGTAATTGACGCCGTTACAAGTTCAAGCCCTGTAACATACATAAGGTTAACGGCGTTACCTAGATCGGCGGATCAAATGAATATTTACTACGGGGAGTGCTTTATCGCATTTTCCTTGGTAGAAGACGCGTGCTCTGCAACGCCTATAACAAATATATTAATGGAGTCCGAAGCGTATTCAGAAGATTCGGACATATCAGCTCTAGTTGACACGCTGATACAAATGGCGGCGAATGCTTCCGCCATAGATATTAGCACGGCAAAGTTCAATTTATTCTCTCACAGCTCAGGAATTGACAGCTCTGACTTGAATCTGACTACACAGATTATTCTGAACTCAGATACCGCCATACTTGAAACTGTAACCGCAGTTATTACGACGGATTTACTGCTGGCCTCCTCGCTTGAGTGCTTGGATATCATGGACATAGTGCATTTATCCTTCGGGCATATTGTTTACCCGTTGGTGAACCGATGGTCTAGATACGTTGAGGCTCGCGACTACAGCATTATTCACATGGAAAGTGACTACAAGATACCTTCCCTTTTTAGGGACTTCAGCATTGTTTCAGCAACCAAAGATTACAACGTTTATCATGACTCCATAGGGCTACCAATGACAATAAAAACACTCTCAACTAAAGACCCTGGAGAAACCGTACCTGTTAAATTCTTTTTTGACAATATGGTGGCCAGCCTGGATGAAGCTTCCACAGTAGAAGTTACTTTGTCAACAGGCACTACAGACCCGCAAATGTCAACCATGTTAGTTGGTGATCCGGTTGTCGCGGATGCACTCGTCGTGCAGCTGGTAAGGGGCGGTCTGGCCGGTAACTCCTACAAGATTAAATGCACGGCATCCCTCGGTACTGAGGTTTACATATCGACGGCCATTCTTCCTATTGAGGTTGAGTAACATGGCGCTTACTTTTTATCACACCAGCAATAACAACGGTGGCGCTATAACTGGGGCTGTGCTTGGCTATTGGAATGGAGCGGTGCTGCCGGACATCCCCTTGGAGTATGCAGCAACAGGGATAACTAATTATGCCTGTATATGTATGAAAAACACGGGAGCCTCAGTTATAGTAAACGCGGGCGTCTTTTTTGCAAGTAGTGTGCAGAATGCAAAGGTATATTTAGCTATGGGGCTTACCGGAAAGAACTCTACCACGGAACAAATAATAGCAAACAATATGACTCCTCCTGTAGGAAACTTTGTATACCAAAGACCGTTCTTCTCTTATGCCCCACTTATAGTAGGAACACTTAACCCTGGGGACTTCTATCATTTGTGGCTCAAGCGAGTCATAAGCGTAAACGCTACTGGTGAAAGTAACGCCTACTTTATTCTTACAGGTACGGAAAGCTAATGACTAAAATCGTATTTGGGACATTTATGGGGGCCAGCAGCAGCATTAGCCCGGAACTTTTGCCACAGGGATATGCTACAGAAGCGACTAATGTATTTACGGATTCCGGTAGCCTAAATGTATGGCGGGAACTAAATGAGGTAGGTGGCCCTTGGAACGGTAAGACAGGAACCCTAACCTCACTGTTTCTGATGGATAATTCACGCTGGCTAGCATGGACGGGAGCCCAAGTAAACGTAGCACTTGTGCAAAAGCAATCAAACCTAGATTGGGAAGTAATTTTCACGGGTACGGACAAGCCACGCTATACTAACAGGCTTTTAGCCGTATCAGGCGGAGGTCACGATTACCCCGAGGTATCATACCCTATAGGTATTCCAGTCCCCACTGCGGCATTAATAGCTACCGTATCTCCAAAAGCGATATCCGCAAACTCAGCAAAAGTGTCGTACATGATAGCGGGTACCGTGGGGGACGCCAAAGGAGACCGTGTTGCTAGAACATACATTTACACCTTTGTAAACGATGCGGGAAGGGAGGGAGCCCCCTCTACAGAGTCGAATACGGCCTACTCGAACAACGATGAGCAGGTAACGTTAACGCGTATCCCCGCTGTTCCGCAAGCTGATATACACAAGATTCGGGTGTATGTAGCCGCATCTGGAGGAACGTTTAATTATCTTAAGGAAATTACCATACCCACTGGCTCTAATGTAATAACGGATAATAAATTCGGGGCAGCTATCACCACAACATTGTATACTCCTCCTCCGAACGGAATGATAGGGATAACTGCGATGGCTAACGGGATGTTAGCGGGGTATAAGGGCAACGATTTATATTTCTCAGAGCAGTATCAAAGCCATGCATGGCCGGAAGATTATATAACGCCAATGGATTATCCTATAAAAGGCATTGTCGCGCACGGGAACATGCTTTACATAAGCACGGAAGGCTACCCTGTTATCGCTACAGGGAACTCGCCCTCATATATGTCCTTTACTAAGTTAGGTGAAGCGCAGGCGTGTATATCAACGCGCTCTATGGTTGGAGCCACTTCGGGAGCTCTTTACGCAGCAGCAGATGGTATCGTATTGATAGGCGCTGGATCGGCCACTATGATTACAGAAGAGGTTATGTCGAAACGTGTTTTTCGGTCATTAAATCCATCGTCCATACATGGATACTATTACAGGGGGAAATACGTAGGTTTTTATGACTCAGGAACCCATACTACCCTAACTTCTGAAACGGGGGAGTCCTACCCTGGAAAGGGGGCTTTTATACTAGAGCATGGCAGAAAAGTAGTGACGTTTACTGACGAGTGGTGTGATATCGCATATAGCGATACCGTATCGGGTAGACTTTACATGGTAAGAAATATCTCTTCTATCAACCATCTGTATACCTTTGACGAAGGCTCTGGAAATCTACCCTTTGCCTGGACTACGCAACCTATAGTTACGCCGGAAACGCATTTCGCAGTAGGTAAAATACGGGCTAAACGCTACCCTTTAACTTTCCAGTTATACGCTGACAATGTTCTTAAATATACGAAAACGGTAACGTCATCAGCAGCTTTTAGACTCCCCGGAGGGTACCGAGCAGTAAAATGGGCGGTAAGGCTATCTGGTGACTCAATAGTAGACAGTATAACGCTAGCCGAAAGTATGTTGGAGCTAAGGTAATGCCTACAAATCTTCCAAGCATACCTACCATATCGGGTAATAATATAGACCCACAGGTATTTCAAGTCTTAAGCGCCTTAACGGCAAATGTGGTGGCACTACGAGACGGAAACGTAGCGCTTCCTTACGTTACCGCAGAACAATTAAGCGGGGCTGTTTCAAATGCCGCCGATCTGTTCATAGGGGATACACCTAGTCTGGAGCCTCCCATTGCACTTGACAATCTGGAGGTAATCGGCGGCATACTGTTCAATATGCTAACCTGGGGGCAGTTGCCCGGTAACGTTGACCACATTAATATATACAGGGCTGCCAGCAACGACAGGACTATCTCTAGAGTAGTAGGAACGACGCAGTTTTGTATCTGGGCGGACTACATTCCAGAGGGCGTCAACACAAAGTATTATTACTGGCTGAGAGTTGTTTCTAAAGCAGGCATAGAGGGTTCTTGGAACCTGGTAGATGGACACGTCAGCACAACGGGGACAAGTGCTACTCCTATGGGAATAGGGGACAAGCAGGTAGGAACCATAAGTGCCAGTAAAATATATTGCCTGACGCTTGCTGCGCTGAGCGCTAACCTGGGAACCGTTACTGCTGGAAAGTTAAACTCTTTCGATAATATGTTTCAGGTAAACCTAACCGATAAATACATTATTATCGGAAGTGGAACGGCAAACCCTGGGCACATAAGCCCTTGGTATGGAAGCCGATATATAGCTATTTCCAGCGGGAACATTATTGAGTACGAGTGGACAGGGACAAAATATACTGACTCGAAGAGTCTGCGGGTTATAGAAGTAGGGACTGCTTATAACAACTCAACGGTAGTGCTTACCAAATTTTACCGGACACAGCCAAAAATTATAGTTTCCCCGGACAGTATACAATGCTACAGCGCTGCTCATAAGGAGGTTGACCAAACGCTACAGATAGCACCTACCAGTATACGTGAGGTTACAGCGGGTAGCGGAATTTGGCAATTTCAAGCCGTTGCTCAATTGGTAATGGCAGCGGGATCGGACACAAAATCCCCCAACTGGAATAGCGGGGGGACAGCAGGCGGTTCGATACAATCAGGAACTTACGCAACCCCTACTAATACGAGGTCGTTAAGTGTAAATGTAGCCTTCTCCAGTTCACGAGGAACCGGAACTGCGCCAGACTTCTACAACCGCTTAGTAAGCTACTCGCTATACGCTCGAACAGCCGGAACGGGCGCATACAGTATACGGGCCACTACAAATGTTCCATTAGGCGCTACCCTTTCAGCGGTAAACGGGACTTTATCTTACGATTTTGGTTATGCGGGAACGTGGGAATTTTACGTTGTTGCTACTTATTCTGATGCAGGTGGAACTTTTGCGAGCGGAACCGGCGGTTATGACTATGCTGCTGATGTTGTTCTAAGGCTTGCTGGAGATACGGCACTTGCGAATATTAATTCGAGTGGGGCTACGGTAGCGCAGGCTATGTCCTTTACCTTACCCGCGTTTACGCCTACAGCCGGGTATTCTGTATATAATGTAAATTATACCGCTAGCTATGGCTACTACATTAGCGCTACTGCGCAGGGCAGTGGATCTTCCGGCGCTGGTACGGCTTCAGCGGGTATTTCTGGACTTATCAATGATAGCGTTTCCGCTTCTGGGTATAGTGATACCCGCTCAACGGGAGCGCAAAATGTGCCGAGTCCGATGGGCAGCATATCGGCGTCAAACACAAGCTATAACCCCGGAGTAAGCGGATTCGCCACTATTTCCGCTACGGGCAGCACAGGGGGAGGAGGTGCGGTAGTTGGCTGGGGCGTAGCGCAGTTTAAAGTGTTCGCGGCTGGTACGCAGGCGGTTATACAACAACGCAAGCCTATACTGAACTCAGCTACAGCTAGCAATTCGCTGTCCTTGATAAATTATACTTCAACCCTGTCCAGCGCCGTTACTCTGGCGAACGGAACTCTAAACTATACAGCTATTTTATAAAGGAACACCCATGAGATACTCACAGAATTTTAATTTCGGCACTAGGTGGCAATCAGCGCCAAAGCAGGGGAGATTGCAATACGGCGGCTACGGAGTCGGCTCTTTTAGGGATACCTACAATGCAGTGGAGCAAGATCCCGTAGCTGCGGAAAAAGCAAAGGCACAGTCCAATGCGTTCGATATGATAATGGCTGGTCTTGATAATCAAAGCAATCAGTTTTCAGACAAGCTAAGGGGTATCTATGAGGGGTACAGTAACTATGCCAAGGAGTATGGTGCTAAAGCGCAACCTGTAATTGACGCACTTTCAGGGGACATTGCCGGGATGGATGGGTACATAAAGGACTACGGAAAGACCCTAGCGGAAGTAAAAGATACCATGCTAAATGGCATCCAAGTAGACCCGAATGCGACACGGACGAGGGAGCAATATCAAGGCGGAGTAGCCGCAGCCTACGCGAAAACGGCGGAGCAGCAAAGGCACGATATGGAAAGCCAAGGGTTAAATCCATACGCTAATACAGGTGCTACCAGGCAAACCGCTCTCGCACAGTCAGCAGCTATGGCCGACGCGGATAATCAAGCCTACTCGGATTGGAGAACACAGTATAATAAGGATATGCAAGCAAAGGGTCAGATGGCGGGAGCTTACGCGCAGCTTGAAGGTAAACGAGTTGATATGCAGGGGCAATTAATGGGGGGACGTAGTTCACTTCTTGGTGCGCAGAAATCTATATTTGACGCAAATCTAGGCGCGTCGCAAGCTACAGCATCTGGGTACGAAAACCTGCAAAGCATAGCCGAACAGCGGCGCCAGGAGCAGCTCGCACTAGCACAACAGGCGCAAGCAGCGGCAGCGCAGGACAATGACCTTAAGCAACAGCAAGAGGCAAAGTTGACTAGTAAAGACCTATGGTATCAAGCTAACGGATCATTCCTGTAGCAGATACGCTAATAGTAAAGTGTCGGTCTCGTGAAAACGGGCCTTTAACTAAAGAATAAAACATCGGATACTACAAAATGGCTACTCAATTATTTAATTTTCAACCGCTTGTCCCACAGCACTATACGCTGGCGGAAACACAGGGTGAGAAAGACGCGGAGCTTCAGCGTAAAATTGCGGCAAT